ATTTTATATTAGTGGAGGATCTTAATTTAAATTTAATTAATAATGATATTTTGCTGACAGCCCTTAAGGAGCTATCAGATTTGTCTAAGCATCACGGGGCCTTGCTCTTTGGAGATTACTGGCCATATTTGACTGAGACGCATTTGCTATTTGGAGCGGAACCTATGACTGATGATGCCGCAGAGAGGATGCTTAATCAATTTACGGATTGGGTTTTTACTCCTAAGGAGGAGGATGAGCCAGGATCGTTGCGAGAAGAAGTTATCCTGCGAGGTCTTGATCTTCTCTTTGCACGCGTTCCAAAGACGAAGGCTGCTGATTTCGATGAGTTTGTGAAGAATCCTTCCCGTTGGTTGGCTAATGGTGCATCCGATGCAGATGAAAAATTATTGGGTGCAAAGAAGACCAAGTTTGCTAGCTTTCTAGGTGCATCCAGAGATGATATCATGCGCCGGCTACTTAGCGAGGACCCGCCCATATATCGTTTTCTTGAAAAGAGGGAGAGAGGTAAGATCCGCAATCTGGTTTCAGGTGCAAACGATCTTAACGACCAGATGGCTTTTCTTGGCATGAATATCACTAATGTGGTTTATGATACTGTCGCTTCTTCGCTTGGCAAAGGTTGGTCTTTTGAATCATGGTTAGAGTGGTCTACTAATATGCGCAGTGAGCTAGGTGTTGGAATTGATCAGTCAACGTTTGATCATGTTCCTTCGATGCGTGTGTTACAGAAAGTTGTAGATGAATTAGCTGATCGTGGGGCCGGTGATAATGTATTTGCGCAGCGTGTAGCAGCATGCTTGAAGAGTCGTTTTTCTAGAGGCATTATTCATGCTCAGCTCGGTTCAAAATCTAAGTCACTTCCTCATCGGCGGGGTGTGCTATCGGGGTGGAACTGGACGGCTCTAATAGATTCAGTAATTAATGCGGCTGAGATGTATGGTATTTGTGAGAAGTTAGGTTTTAATATAGATTCGATGTCGCGTGGGACTCCATCACTTCAGGGAGACGATCTTCTTCTTTGGGTCCAATCGTGGTCTAGGGCTCTTAATCTAGTGACAGCCTATAAGCAAGTACTTCCTGTCAATCCTAGCAAATTCTTCTTAGATATGACTAGGATGGAGTATTTGAGGTTGGTCTTAACGCCGACGTCACGTTTTGGGTATTATTGGCGGGCCCTTCCTTCTATTTTGTATGCTAATGCTTGGTCGGGAGGTAAAGTGGTGTCTTCTGCTATAGCATCAAAGTGGAGTTTGATTCATGGGAGAGGAGCAACATTGTCAAAAACTATAGTTGGATGTGTTCGCGATTTGTGCGGACACTTAGCTTGTAAGGCTGATGAAGCGCGGCGTCTACTTCAGACTCCTACTTCGCTTGGTGGGCTCGGAATCTTTTGTTTTGGTGAACGCCCTCTTCTGACTCATAAGGATGGTGCGATTGCTTTAAAGACTCCAAAGATCACGCAAGTTGGTGGACGAGAATTGCAGGCTGGTACTTTCGAAATGCTGACTAAGGATGATCAGCGGATGGCAATTAGTAATGGGGCATCATGGTATCAAGATGATTGGATGGGTGATGTTTGTGCGAAATCTGTGGCCGCTGGCGTTATAATGAAACAGAAGCCTATTGAGGAGAGGGAGGA